GTCATTAAGACGACGGTTTAAGTCTTCGTAGCCTGTTACCTTTTTGATTCCTGCCATAAAAATATTTTTCTAGATGTAGTTATTGTACTTGTCTAATTTACCAATTAACTTTGTTATTTGCCTTCCATGTGTCATATCTTTCTGTAATTTCAATTAATATTTTATTACGGACGATATCTGAATCTCCAAATGTATGAATTCCCATTCCTCTGATGCCATCCATCATTTCAATAAATTTAGGAAGTGCCACTTTGTCTCTTGATATGTCATATTGACTTACGTCTCCGCAAATTAAAACCTTTGAGTTTTTACCCATACGTGTAATAAAGAGCATTAGCTGACGAAAATCTGCATTTTGTGCCTCGTCTAATACCATTAGACAATTATCAAAGGTTGCTCCACGCATATAGGCAAGTGGCCTAAATTCAATAAGACCGTCCCCTTCTAATTTGACTAAATTATCCCAACCGATAATTTTTTCAAGATTAGTTCGGTAACTTTCCATAAATGGATCAATCTTCTCTTTAATATCACCTGGTAAAAATCCAAGCTTTTCTCCAGATTCTTGAATAGGCTTTGACAAAATTATTCGTTGGATTTTATCTTCAGTATACAATTTCATTGAAGCATAACATGCAACAAAGGTTTTACTTGTTCCAGCTGGTCCATGACATAAAGTTATATCATTATTCATAATTTTATCACAATATTCTTTTTGTGATGGTTTTAACGAAACTTGTTTTAATAAATCCGGAACAGACTGAACCGATTGACCACGTTTTCTAGCTGATTTTTGCATGTATTAGTTTATTTTTTAATTTCTTCGATTAGTGACACACAAGTTTGACACATCTCGTAATCTTCAATTTTTTCAAAGTGTTTCTTTGCTTTTTCAATTGCTTCAACCCATCCGTCCTTTAGAACAAATGCATCAAGCTCAGCCTCAGCCACTCTAACTTTTGGTAATTCAGCAATATCAATATTGTTTTTAATTGCATGCTGAATTGCGGCAATAGTTCGCCTAAAAATGGCATCTCTATCTCTGGTTAAATCAAAATTAATCATTAATATACTACTTTTTTTGATCTCCATAAAATCCAGATAAAACTCCTTTATACGAATCTAAATAAGTTTCATCAAAGACTTGTCGCTGTCCTGGCTTTTTTAATTGTGGAGTGTCATTTAAATAACCTACTAAATCTGAGGTAATTTTTGTTGAGCCTTCGCCCTGTACTGAGTTTAATATTTTCTCATTTACATCCTTTTTATATTGTTCGCTAGTATTATCCCAAACCTCTGTTCCAAGTTCTAAGAAACTTGGAGATTCAAAGAATGCAGCCGTGTTAACGCAAGTCATAGCTAAGTCATCATTTCCACTTTGACTTCTATATGTACCATTAGTTGATCTACCAAATGATCCCAATTCCATTACGGTTTTACTTTCGTTTGGCAGTATTTTATTTACATTAACATGATACTTAAATCTTTCGCAAAATTTTATTTTATTAGTAACACTTAATTTAAGTCCAGGTTTAAGTAGTTTAGTAGCTTCAGTATGTTTAGAGTGGATTAATTGACCTGGCCAGTATTGGTCATTGTTGCTAAGTTTGTCTAAGATAAAATCTCCCTTATGGTTTAATTCAACTAAGACTTTAAGATTCTCAAAATTAAATAGCCTATACACTAAGTATTCCAATACTTGAGCATATTCATTGATTGTTTGTTTATTACTTCTCCAGGCTGCAACTTGAACTAGCGAAAGGCAATCTAATTCATTTTTAACTAGATTTTTAATTGGCTCAAGCGCTTTAATTGGAAGTGGTGCTACTTTAAAAATATTAATAACGGAAAAGTCTTTGCCTGTACCATCTGCAGTATCGACTGAAAATACATATTGATCTGGAGAATTTCTAAAATCCTGCTCATCCCAATCTTTTAAATTAGGGTGAACTATAAGATTTCCTTCCATTAAGGCAAGTACTTCAGGATCCCAGTTAATTTTAATAGGTTCAACATATTTAGTTGCAATTCCAAATATTTTCTTAAGATCTTTAGATGATAGTAATAATCTATCAGATGAGAAAAATTGTAGACCATATTCCTGATTAAAATCTTCTTCTGATCCCATGTTTGCAATAGTTTCAGCTTTCCACTTATCATCTCTGCCAGGAACCTGCCACCAATCAACTCTTAATGGAGCATAAGTATTAAGTCCATTTAAGGCATCCATATAAATCTCATAGAATCGGTTCATTCCATTTGGAGTGGAGGTAATAATAATTTTGGAAGTAGTCGATGCGGAAATAGTTGGATAGATTGCTCGATAAAAGAAGTCTAGATAGGCTGGCGAAATATGGGCAAACTCATCAATGTATAATAAGTGAATGGTAAAACCAATACCCGTATTTTTAGTGGTAGTACGTCCAATTAATCTACAGCCGTTATCGAACTTCATCGACATAACGTTATTTGAAATACAGCCAGGTTTTAGGAAAAATGGTAGATTTTCAAATATAGATTTAATTTTATCAACAACTTCCTTTGTAGTTGATGCAATATTGGCTACAGCTAGGACATTTTTATCAGTATGGAAAATAAGATACCATGCAACAAAAACGCCAGACATTACAGTTTTACCAATCTGACGACTTGCCATTAAGATATTAAATCGGTTTGCGCCAAATGCTTTAATAATTTCTTCTTGATAGTCACGTAAAACAATTTGTTCTACTCCATATTCAGTTAAAACCTGTGCATACTTATTTGCAAAGTACCCAACGTCAGATTTACACTTTTTAATTTCTTCTAATTCTTCTGGCGTATATTCAAATACAAGATTAGGTTTTTTCCAAGCTGGATCATTATCTTTAAATGGAGAATTCTTAATTGTTTTAATATCAATTAATCCATTCTCAAAATCTAATAGTAGCTGGTCAACCTTTTTTGTAGTCCAAACTGCACTATTTTCAGTATCATCCATTTTGGATATCTGTACGCTAGTTCGTCCGCCGCTTGATAAAAAGTCTTTCATATTTAAATGATTTCAAAAATAGTCGAGTTTAAATCCTCGTCATCTTCATCTTTTTCGATTAGATGGGCAAGGCCTCTTTCTGTCATCAATGAATTTTTTTCATTTGGATTAGTCAGTCTATTATCAAAATCTTTATCTAGCCTTTCTCCTTCAATTTCACGCATAATATTCTTAGTACCGGCTGTAACATAATATTCGCCAGATTGAATAGCATTTACTGAAGTTGCAGGAAGACCTAATTGATCTCCTCGCGAATCAACTTCACTACGCATTTTTTTATACGTATCTTCTAGGAAAAGCATATAATTTGCTTGTGTTTTGGTAACAGTTGTAAGACGATCCTGCAATTGTGACATTACTTCAAATAAACGTGGATGGGCTGCACCCTGGTTTATCTCTTCCATAATTCTTTCAATTGCCATCTTAATAGTTTTATGCTGAAAGAACATGGTCTCGATATTCATATTATCGAGTTCTTTCTTTTGTTTTAGATAATCATGCTGTGTGATTAAACCTAAATCTACATAAAACTTAAATAGGGAATCTGTGATCTCAAGAGCTTTCTTCTTGAAACCTGAACTCATTTCATCAAAATCAATAGGTGGATTTTGTTCAAGTTCGTTAAAACGATCATCGACTATATCATTTTCTGAAGTATCTCCAGAATATGTGCTTAAAAAACTTTCGAGTTCGTTTTTTATTTGTGTTTTCTTCTCTTTGCTGATCACTGGACTTTAGTTTATTTTAGTCTCGTTCTTATCCAGAGCTGGGTTAGCAAATATTTTAATTTTTTTGACCGCTTCAATATTGTTAAACACAATTGCATCCAGTTTTAATAAAAACTTATCCATAAATGGAGAAATTCCAAGTAAATATGAAGAAACTGTTTTTTCTATAATTTTATCTCTATACTTGAATCCAACGTATAGTCTTTTTTCTTTACGTTCGCCAGCTTTTCTAAAAATTGAATCTCTATGCATAATTAGTTAAGTCTTGTTTGTGATCTAAAGAATATGTTTATTGCACACAATTTATCATCAGAAAGACCTGCTTCATAAGTATTACCAGATCTATCCTTAAATCCTCCTCGAATTATGGCAAATTCGTTTGGTTCAACTATAATATCATTAAATTCATCCAATCCAACTAGAGGCGGATTAGATAATGTTGGATTAGCTATGGCTGAACGCTCATTTTCTTCTCCAATAATTTGAATACTAACTGAATCTACTCCGTCAATTCCTTCAATTAATTTAATTAAATCACTCTTAGGTACACGATCTTTACGCGTATTATTAATAAAATAAGTTCCAATTTGATCTGTAATTTGACTCTTGATAGAATCTTTATCAAAGTCAGCAAATGTTACTAAGCTAATATTTAAAGCATATTTCTTTGGATTAGGATCTAATAATCTAACAGTGGTTGAAACCATTTCAGTTCCAGACTTTTTGATATACTTTAGTAATTCAGTTTTTTGAAACTCTGTTAACTTAAATCGGTTTTCAATTAAATTAAAATAGTCAACTCCTCTTGCAAATATCTTTGTAATATCTGGAACCAAAAAGATATTAATTACACGATTATCCAATGGATCAAGTGTAACTCTAATTGATGAAAACATTTGAAGTTTTCTCATTAATACTTCATAATTTTCAATATTAACTAGAGCGAAATTTTTACTAGCTTTTGGCGCGATTAATCTAGTTAAAGCTAGTGATTCTGGATCGGTTCCGAAATTTGGTGCATTAATACAGGTTACAGTAACCATATCAGATAAAGTTATCTCCTCTCCAATTGTATTTAATGCAGTATCAGTAAAGGTAAAGATTAGTTCAGAAAGTGAATCTGTATTAATATTACCTACACTACCTTCAGTAATAAGATATTCTATAATAATTTCTGCGCCATTTTCTGGAATTTTACCAAATGAGCCATTTCCAAAATATATGTCTAATCCATTAGTAATACCAGTTTTACATACATATCCGTTTGAATTTCTTGGAATATCTAGCATAGATTGATATACTTGCCAGCGTTCTCCATTAACATAGACGTTAACTAAAAACTGATCAATTAAAAAGTTATTTGGATATCCTAATTGAATACTTTGAAATGCAATACCTGTACCTGAAATAACCTGTTGTTGAAGTCGTCCTTGTCTAATTGTAAAATTTAAACCAGTTGTACCATTCATATCTAATCTAGATTCGTCTCCGGCCATTTCCAATACATAATTCAATCCATTGTTTTCACAATTGATATTCATATATTTAGTAAAAATTAACTTGTTTCCTGGAACTTTTGTAAAATCTATTTTTGCACCAGGTTTAATATTAATTGTTCCAACTGATGAAATTGCTCGACTGGGACTGTGTCCAGCTAGTGCAGCAAGAGAATATACTGACGAAGGTCTGTTTGCTTCATAGATATTAAGTTCAGTAATTGAGTCTTCAATATAAAACAGGATAAGTTCAGTTAAGTTATGTAAAACTACTAACAACTGACCAAATGGAGAAGCTAATGTAAAGATTTCTCCCTTATTTTTGAATTTTTGCTGTAAAAATTGAGTTGACTCTCTATAAAGATCTCCAGCATTTACGCTGAGTCCTTTAAAAAGTTTGTATGTTGGTGAAAGTGTTTCAGCCATCTTGGCGAATTCTTTTTTGTTATTTATTAGGGATTATTCAACTTTGGAAAAGTTTTTCCTTCGCTCAAGACCAAATAGATAATTTGTATAGTATTATACTATAAAATATGGGGCTGTTTTGGCGTTTGACAAGCGGTCGTAGTTCTTTGAATGCAGGCGGAGTTAGTATTGGAAACTCCTTAATAACCTATACGAACAATAACTGACAATAAGTCAACTTGGACTTTCGAAGACGCAATGTCTTTCGTAGGTGCAGATTTAGCAGTAGCTGCCTAATCTCTCCCGTATCACTCATGGGACTTTAAGAAGAAGTGAAAGCCA